GAAGGCTATTAAATCGAAACCTGATCACATTAAAACATTTGAGGATTTTTTAAATTATGTAACTATTAATGATAGAGCATCTATTGTATATGGTATATATCATTCTACTTTTGGAGATATTAAAGAATTTTCTTTAACATGCTCTTCTTGTGGAAATACAACTCCTCCTAATATGAGATTTTCTTTAGATAAAATGGTTCGTTTTAATCCTTATCCTAAATCTCCTAATTTTCAATCCAGCCAAAAGATGGCCGAGGCAATTGAAGGAACAACGGAAGATCAAGAGGAATTCTTAAAACAAGAAGGTGTAAAATATGTTGAGGATGATAACACTTTAATCAGTACCATTGAAAATAAAGCAAATAAAGAGGTAAAACAAGAAATACAAAACCAATTAGTGGATATATTATCTAAAAAAGTGGAAAAAACACTCCCTATATCTAAAATAAAAGTATATATTCAGCAACCTACTCTTAAAGATGAATCTGATTTATTTAATAAGATGGCATTTAATAATTATGAGGAATTAGATCACGTTCTCCAAACATTGGTTATTAACAAATTTGCATATGATTCCCCTTCAGATGGATTAATTGTGGTAGATGGTAGAGATGATATCGTTACGGGATATGACTCTTTACCTCCTCAAGATAGAGATATTATTACGGATACTTATATGGAAGAATTTGGCAAATATAGAATTGATGTAGGTTCTAAATGGATTTGCAGAAATTGTCAAAATGAAAATAACTTTAATATAAATATTGTTCAACAATTTTTTCGATTGGTTCAATCGAACTAAAGAGATAGAAAATTCCAGACAAAATTTAGAAGAAAATATTTACAGTGCAATTGAAATATTCCATGTAGGGTATAATGATGTTTTAGGCATGCCATATAATTCATTTCTTGGAATTCTAAAATGGAAATCAGATTTAGAAGAAGAGAGAAAGAAAAAAATGGAAGAAAAAATAAATGAAAATAAATCTAGACTTAGAAGATCTAGAAGAAGATAAAAATTATTTAAAATGATTAAAAGGACAAATTAGAGAATATTTAAATCTACTCTAAATATAAGGATTAATGCATTGGAAAAAAATCCAACCACTTTACTAAATAATATTCCATATGTTAGGGATAAATTATTTGACATAGATAATTATTCTTCGGCTACAGGAGATTTTATTACTTTAGAAGGTACTGCAGTTATAATTAAAAGAATAATGCATCAACTTTTAATTAAAAAGGGTACTTATATATTTGATCCTGAACTAGGGGAGGATATATTGCAGTATTTATTTGAGCCTTTAGATACTATTACATATACAAATATACAGAGAACAGTAAATGAAGTTGTAAATCAAAATAAAGGCAATGTAGATGTTAAAGGAGAGGTTTTAGCATTTCCAAATAAAAAGGGATTCAGAGTTAATATAACTGTAAATTCGGAAAATAAAATTAAGAAAGTAAGTATTGATGTTGATGAATCATTATTAAGGGAAAACTAATTATGGGTTTATCTCAGCCTTGGATGAGGAATTATAATTATTTAAGTGATTATTTTTATACACTTTATAGATACTATCAAGAAGCAAACCGTACGTATCCAATAAGTTATTATTCTATAGATAGAGATAATACAATTTGGGATAATATTAAGATAATGGGTGGGGCATATGAAAAAGCTGGTGTTGGAGAATTATCTGGTGTGGTATGGAAGAAGATAATGATGTTCCCCGTTTTTAGTTCTGAACAAATTACACCTGAGAGTAATAGCGATGAAAAAGGACTAACATTATATGATTCATTATCTTCTTCCATTGCCTTCCCTGCCTCATATGGACTTAAACCAATGGAAGGAGATGCTGTAGATTTAAATTATGCTTTTGCATATGATACACCTAAAATAAATCCTATTTTTGTGGTCACCAGTGTTGATTCATCACATCATGGGGTTTACCATCAAATATATAAATGTACATTAAAAATAGCTCCTTTTGATATAAGTGAAATTGAACAGCAGATTTCATCAATCTATTTATTTATGGAATCATTAACTAAAATAGTTGATATTAATAAAGCAAAATTATTAATTAAATTGGAACAAAAAGCAGGAGAGTTATCTACAAGACTTAATACTAGTTTATTTAATAATTCAACCGGTTTTTATCTGGTTAATTCTGGAGATTTATGATATGAGTTATGTTATTGTGGAGAATTATGTAGATTTTTTAGATAAAGGTGTTATTGCTTTATTAGAACAAACTACAGAAGATATAAAGAAAGAAATTGATTATTCTAAAGTAGATGAATTTAAAAAGAAAAAACAGCAGATATTTAATATTGTTAAAAAGGAAGGGGTATTAAAGAAGAAGCATTTAAGAGAAGTTAGAACTCTAGCTAAAATTGAGGCCAAAAAACTCTTTGAAAGAATTAAAGACAAAAAGGAAATAAAAAAAGAAGATATCAATTCAGAGGAAATTTCTCATAAGTTCTATAATATTATAATGAATATAGATTTCAATCGTGTTTCTAAAAGAATTTTAGGAACCATAATAATGGCAACTATTGCTAGTTTAGTAATTGCATTTTTAGAAATATATACTACAGTTTTTATATCTATGCTGTTTAAATTGGGACTGTCAGCCTTACATAATATACCTGCATTAGGTTCAACTATTACAGTATTATCAGTTTTTTTAGAACCCTTAACTTTATTAACTTCCTGGTATTTAAATGCTTTTGTTAAAGAATTATTTAATTATATTGCAATTTGCAAACATTATACTGTGGAATATGCAACTATTTTTGGAGTAGTTGATTCTGTTCGGCTTATTTTGATTGGTTCTCATGCTATGTTTTTACAATCTTTACCTCTACTACAAAAAGCAGCATTTGTGGTAGGTAATGTCTTAGTAAGGTATATGAATACTTTTCTTCAATATATAACTTCTTGGTTTGCCTCAGGAAGTATAGGAATTATATTATCAACTTATATTTCAATGGTATCAGAAGTTTTAATGCCTGCTCTATTTAGAGGGGAACCCTCTAAAAATGTAGGTAGTATTTATGATAAAGCAGTAAAAACTTTAATTCTAAAGAGTCCTCAATTAATTAATACAGTTAAGTTAGATCCCATATTAAAGGCTTTAAGTATGGGTCAAATACAGCCCATGTTTAATTTAGCTAGATAATCGGAGGTAATACCGGTGTTGTTCGATAATAATATAGAAATATTTTCCTCCAGAGATAAAATTAGAGATCAAATGATTGAATTTGCAAAATCTGAATTATCTCTAGAAAACTTTGATTTTAATAAAACCAGTTTTTTGTCCTATATTATTAATATATTGAGTGTATTGAGTGCTAACCACATTTACCACAATAGTAATGTATGGAAGCAATTTTTTTTAGTTAGTGCTGATCAAAAAGAATCTGTCTTAAATATTAGTGCTATGCTAGGATATGAACCCAACTTTGCACAACCCTCATATTCAACAGTATTAATGACTATACCTTTAGATTTTATTGTAGATAGTAATAATATAACCTTTAAACTATATGGTAGTACTAATTTAGAAAATAAAATAGCTTTTAGATTCTATGCTAAAGATGTTATATTTAGTCTTTTAAATTCTATCGAAGTAACGGTGACAAAAACAACTAGTACCACATATTCTGCTGTAGTTAAAGAGATTTATACGAAAGGTGATATTATTAGTTCTAGTGATATATTTGGATTATTACCTTATGAAATATTGACTACAGATAATGGTAAATCATTAAGATTCTTAGTAAAGGTGGCTCAATTATATAAATTAACAGGAGACCAAACCTCTTTCAATATACCAGCATTAAAACCATATGAGTTTTATATTAAAGATATTGATTTTAATTCTGGTCAAATTTCTAATGTGGAAATTATTACTGTTAATCAAAAATTAAAAACTTTATTAACTACAGGAAATATAAACACCACTATTCAGCCAAGAATTTGGGAAAGATATTCAAATATACCATTAATTCCTGAAAATAAATATGGTTATGTTATAAGAAATACTTCTAGAGGTATACGTATATACTTTGGCAATGGTTTATATGGAAAGCAACCTGTTGAAGGTGATGAGTGTGATATAACCTTGCATTTAACAGATGGCTCTTCAGGAAATGTAGTTTCTGGTACAATAATTAAATCAGATAGTTTTTCGGTTTTAGATAATACAAAACTTAAACAAATTACTCCTGATGTTGTAAATCCTGAACCATCTTATGGAGGAATGGATAATCCAACAATCGATGAAATTAAATCAAATGCAATCATTCATGTTAAATCTGGAAGTAGATTAGTCACAAAAGACGATTATGATAGTTTTGGCAAAATTGCCGTTGATTTACCAGTTTCTACTACAGTACATGTTTTAAAAAGAAGTGATTTAAAAAGAAATGAAATTTGCTTGTTTACTGATCTTATTTATAATAATACTGTTGATAATTCTTCTTATGTGGTTCCAACCAGAAATGCATTGTGGGATTTGGATACTACTTCAGGATCTGTTTATACCATTCGGAATGATGATACTATTACAATTGATAGTGAAAATTATACTAGTCTATTTAATATTCAAATATATCCAGATATTTTAAGTACCAGATATTATTATACGGCAGATGATGTTGAATATCCAGTTGTAATTTCTAGAAGTCAAACAAGTGATACTAAAATAGTTCCTACTTATGCTAAATTTTATGTGGATAAAGCAGATAATCCAAGTAATGATAAATCTTATTTTGAATTATATTATAATAAGGTAATAGAAGGGGATTTGCCTACACTAAGTTGTCAAGTAGAAGTACCTTGGTCAGGAAAATCTTATGATATGCCACATTCTGTTTCATCAAGTAAATTTTACTTAGATTTTGAAGATTATATAACAATACAGGAAATAACAGAAGGAGAGCAACAATATAAATTTACCATTTATGATACTTCTGGAAGTACACCAACTATTATTAATATTTGTTATGTTAATGCTACAGCAGTAAAAGATTTAGATGAATTTATGTATAGTCAGGTTAGATATGCAACAGATAGTACAGAAAATTATTTAATATATGATGTTCCTGTTATTAAAACAGATTATTATGATAGAATCGATCAAAGCAAATTTAATTATTATGTTCTAAATAAAATAGTTAATTTTGATCCCACTAAGTATAGAATGCTAACTGATTTTATAAATCTTAAATTTGCCAACACTACAGGAGAAATGCATAATATGCAATTAAATCCTGTAGATAGAGATCCTGTAATAAATATTAATGTTGAAGAGGAACCTCTATTTCCTGTTCAAGGAGATAGATATGCTATTTCCAATGATGATAATCCTTGGAATAGAGAAGGTGGTTTTATTGCAACAGCCTCTGATTATACGCCTTCTGGATGGTTGTTTGAAACTTTAAAAGTTAATGATATGTTTTATGTGGTAAATTTAGGAAAGTATAGGGTATATAATGGTTCTGAATTTATTGAACCAGTGCAAAATATACCAATTGATATTAAAATTGTAGCTTGGATGGATTCTAGTTATAGTGGATCTGATGCAGGACTAATTGAAAAAATAAAAAATACTTTGGTTGATACATTATATTCTAATTTTGGTTATAATAAAACATTACTTATCTCGGAAATAACTAGAATAGTTAAAGAGATTGATGGAGTATCTAACTGTAAAGTATTAAAACCAGAAATTGATATTCAATTTAAGTATGAAGTTGAAGATTTATCTGAAGATGAATTATTAACATATACACCAGAATTAACTTATTTTGATACTAACTCAATTGAAGTAGAATTAAGGGTCCAGTGAAGTGTTAGATAATGTAAAGATAATCAAAAATAATATATCGGATCGTATGCGTGTTGTCCGTTTTATCTCCACTGTTATAGGTCGAGAATTATTTAATATAACTAGAGGTTGTTATTATTTAAAAAATGTGAAGTATGATAAAGAATTGGAAAACGTAACAGGGGTAAATGATATAATTATAAAGCAATTTAAGAAAAGTATGCCTGAGGAATTCTTATATATTTCACCTGAGGGAAAAAAAGGTCGTGCTATATTAACAGATAAACGAAATTTGGGTATTATTTATAATCTTATATCATATCTTAAAAATAAAGATTATGAGATGGCATTACTGTTTTCTAATTATTTAGCTTTGAGATTTTATGGTAACGTAATTCATTTATATATGAAAGAATATTGTAATGCTCAAATATGGGCCTTAGCCATGGATAAAGTATCTCCAAGGCATGTTTTTAAAATAAAATCTGGAATTTCTAATTCTCTAATTTATTTTTCGGAAGAAGAATTTAAAAAATTAAAGTTGAAATTTATTGAATTAAACAAAAAATTAGATCAGAAATCAGAGGCGCAAATATGGGATGTCATTAATAAATATGTTTATGCATTGAGACATCGAATAAATCAATCATTTAAGGCATTCGCTAATATTTACCATGATTTAATAAAGGATGAAAATATAATTGTAAAAGTAGATACAGAAGAGGAAGAAGGAGGTGAGCAATCAGAAATACAAGATTCTTATATTGATAAAATAACTAATTCAATTTGCACTTATAGGGAAGTAGATAAAACGTCTTTATCTGAAGCTATAAAGAAAAGTGGTATAAGAGGAGAACTGGGAATTTATATTATAAATAAAATTAGTGATGTTAATATTCATGAAGATATTAAATTTATAATAATGCTACTAAATAAAATTATACCATTAAAATCTATTTGTCAAGAAAAGAACAAAAATTTTTTGATAAGAAAAATAATTTTAAATTCTAATATTATGAATAAATATTTTATTAAAAATATTATTCTTGATTTGATTAAAAGAGTGGATGATAATTATTATCTTACTACAATTAATGAATCTCAATTAGTAGTATTTTTTGCTAATTATATTGTTCTTTATATCAAAAATAGAATTTGTTAGTTAACGAATGTTTATATTTTAAAAAAAGGATTCATTAATGAAAAAAAACTATATAATTGACACTAGTGTATTATTAGATGATCCGGCATGTATGGAAGTTTTAAGAAACGGAGAGGAAAATGAAATATATATTCCATATACGGTAATATTAGAATTAAATGGATTAAAAAAAGATAAAAGACTATATGATAGTATATCAAGAACTATAGAAAAAATGGAAGAAAACGATTTTCTACATTTTCTTCCTGCAATAAGTAACGGTGATAAAAAAGATTTTGGTGATTTAAAAATAATTGAAGAAGTACAAAAATCTAGTATAAATGATCCCATCATTATAACTAATGATAGATTGTTTAGAATATTATGTAGAAATCACCACATTAAAAGTGAGCAATATCAAGAATCTGTTCCATATCAGTCTGAATCACAGTTATATACAGGTTTTGCGGAAAGGCAAGATTATCTTCATCCTAACTCTTTTTATTGGGAGGAAGGAAAACCTTTCAGAAATATGCCAGATAATACTACTAAGTGTATATGTTATGAAAATAAACCATGGGGTATAGTTCCTTTAAATATTTATCAAAATTTAGCGTTAGATTTGTTATGTGATGATAATGTAAGTTTAGTATCTATCCAATCGAAAGCTGGTTATGGTAAAAGCTATATTACACTAGCTACTGCCATGCAAAAAACTATTCAAGAAAAAAAGTATGAAAAAATATATCTGATTAAACCAACAATTGAGATTGGTGATTCTTTAGGTTTTCTTCCTGGAACAATTGAAGAAAAAATAGATCCTTATGTTAGATATTTGAGAAATTTAATATATAAATTACATCAAAGTCGTGGAAGTAAATGTGGAAGAATATTTTTAGATGAATCAAATCTAACCAAGTTAAGATTAAATCCTGATTTTTTCGAAATTCTTCCAATTGCCTACATGAGGGGAATGAATATTGATAATGCTTTTATTATAATTGATGAGTGCCAAAATCTTTCTCGTATTGAAACAAGATCAGTTTTAACTAGAATTGGTAGTAATTCAAAATGTGTTGTACTTGGAGATGTTGAGCAAATTGATAATAGATATTTAAACAAATTTAATAATGGATTAAATTGGATTGTTAAGTGTCTTTTAGGTGAAAAACATTATGGACATATGGTTTTGCAAGGAGAAAAATCTAGAGGTCCTATATGTGATATGGTATTGAGAAAAGGTTTGTGATATATTATATATATTAAAAACTAGATAAGAATATTTAAAAATTTTTTTAAGGAGAGGTTCTTTGAAAATATTATGGATGAGCAAGAGATGCGGTTTATTGAGGATGAAGAGAGAATGAAAAAGGAAGAAGAGAGGGTAAGAGAGGAGGAAATACTGTTGTATATGAATGAAAAAGATAATTTGGAAACAACATATTTCAAAAGAAATCTGTCTTCGTTATTAAACAGGTTGTGTGATACTTCCCAATTTCCACTCATAATTACAGGAGTGGACAAGAGTAATATTACAATCTGTGACTATCATCTAAAGAATGTAACATTTATAACGTGCAATTTTATAGATGTATCATTCTTAAATATGTATTTCACTAATGTTTTCTTTAAAGATTGTAGGTTGAACAGAGTTAATTTTAATTATTCTCAAGGGATAACTCATTTGCAGTTTGCAAATTGTGAACTGCAGGATCTAATTTTCCCATTTTGTGCCCCATGGGATTCCGGAGATTATATTTTATATTGGTTGAAAAATCAAAAGGAAGGAGAAGAATTGGTAAATGAGTGCCAAATATTGAAGGGAAGAAATGGAGAGGACTCCATCATTACCGGTATCTGCCAGATGAAAAGCAAGTACCGGGATAAATTGATCAATCTGGTAAGAGATTCTCATGGAGAATCTCTACCATTTTGGGTGGAGTAGTGATTTAAAAAGGGCCTGTAGCTCAGAGGATAGAGCATCTGATTTCTAATCAGAGAGTCGTGTGTTCGAGTCACACCAGGCCTAATTTTTCATCCAATACTAAGGAGATAACTATGAATTATCATGCCCCAATTTCTATAAAAAAAGAAGAGGAAGATTCCTTTGTTGATTATTCTGTTGTAAATGTAAAAGATAAATGGATTCAGGTTGATGATATAGCATTTTCAGTTTCTGAATTATCCCATGTTGTTGGTAGGGAATCACCAAAAGTTTTTACAGAATCACGTTATACTACAGAATTACATTTTAAGAATGGGAATATGTTTGAAGTACACATGCCGTTAGACTCATTTCTAAATAAGTTAGAAAAAATATAAAAAAGGCCGGTACGTGTAACATGTGTAAATTCTTTTCGTGTTTAACAGATATAACGGGAAAAAATATTAAATATTTCACACCTGAAAAGGAAATTAATTAAGGAACGTAAAAAGGGTGTGTAAAAATAACATAGTTAAAGATTAGTATATTATGGTAAGTTATTGAATTTATTAAACTTAAAAATTGGCATGAATATTGTTATATAATTTTATAAATAATCTTTTTAAAAAAAAGGAGTAACGCAATGCAATATTTTAACGAATCACCATCATACGACATAATTGATGTGGCTAGTAGTTTACTAGGTAATTGGAATATTATGGATGTTATTGATCAAAACAAAGAGTTTTTCTTAAAAGAAGAATTGTTGGATTTTCCTGTTAAACGTAGAAGTTATCGGAGTTACTTTGAGGATGATAATTACGTTTTAGAAATGGAAGTTCCAGGATATTCAAAAGAGGATATATTAGTTAGTATATTTAATAATGTATTAACGATTAAATCAAAAGAAAAAAGTAAGGAAGATTCAAAATCAAACTTTAGAGGTTTTGAGTATTCTCTTACTTTAAATTCCAAATTAGAAGTTGAGAAGACACAATGTTTTGTTAAAGATGGAATCTTAAAAATTATAATACCAAAGTTAGAAAAGAAAAAGTCTTTAGAGATTCCAATTCAATAATGATATTTTAAAACACAAAAGAGGAGAATAATTTAAAGTTATTCTCCTCTTTCCATCTGTAAAGGAGAATACAATGCTTGTAAAGCTTGAAAATACAGATCAATTACAAAAGTTTGTTTATGATCAATTTGATTCTACATTAGAGACAATGAATGGAATGAAAATTGAATATATTGAAAGAGAACCAGAGGAAGAAATTCCTGAAATAATTAAATGCTATAGTTTGAATTTAAAAAAGGGAAGGTAAACCTACTTATGAGAGCCATATTTTTAATTTTTGGATTGACTCTTTTACTGCACGAAAATTTATGGTTGTTTGTAGTATTAGTGGTTTCTGTAATATGCTCTCATCTAAAAATCTCTATGTTTGTAATGTTAATATCTATAATGGTATTAACTACAAGTAGTGTTGAAATATTATTAACTTTAATTCTATATGTATTTGCATCGTATGAATTTAAATATAATATGATATGAGAAAAACTTATGGTATATGATTATTATATATAATCAATAATTGAATTAATGGAACTATCGAGAGATTATGCTATTTGTGATTAATTCACAAACAATCTCTCGATAGTTCTCCAGATAATCTTAGAATACTCTGTTTTACAATTTTACTATCATGAATCCAATTTTTTATTACCAAATTTTCTTAAAAAAAGGATAAATTTTAAAATATTTAGGTGGTTTTCAAATTATGTCAATATCTGCTATAGAAAGTATAAGTACTGCTGCAATGTTTGCAGGAGGAATATCCTCTAGTTTACCTAATTCAGAAGATTTTATAAACAAAGTAGGTCCAATTGATGATATAATTGGATTACCCCCAGCAGCTTACTACAGCAATCCATCTATATTAAATAGAGTGTTGGCATCTATACCTATGTTACTGATATTTCCAGCAATGACACTGGAAGGAGATTTAACTAGTTCCAATGATGAAGGATTAAAATTATATGATTTGGATTTTCATAAAGGATGGGATCAATATAAAAAAATATGTAACTCATGTGACATTAAAGTTTCTTCCAGCTCGAATCCACCTATAAGAGTGGCTTTTCTACATGAAGGACCTATCTCAGAATCTTTCAGTAATGAATATTCCGAAAGTATGATGGAACAAATATCTGGTATGGCGTCACCAATGCTAAAGGAATTAAAATATAGTACAGGAGCATCCTCAATACAAGGCGCTATCGACAAGGTTAAACAAGGAATAAAAGAGGGTAAAGGAAAAGGAGCTATTGAAAATTTTTTTAGTAATGTTGTGGGTATGGGACTTAGTGCAGCGGGATCTGCTGCAGGATTTGTTGAAAGATTTGTGTCGGCTGCCCCAAAAGGTGCGCAACTATCTAAATTATTAACTGGATCAAATATAGACTTTCCTTTAATTTGGGCAGGGTCTAGTTTTTCTCCATCATATTCAATAACGGTTCGTCTGACAAATACTGATCCTCTAGATGATAATTTATATGAAGAAAGAATAATTAATCCATTAGTTAGGTTATTAGCTCTTGGTGTTCCAACATCAGATTCAAAAGGAACATATACTTATCCTCTTTTACTAAGAGCGAGTTGCCCAGGATTATTTAGATTAAATGCTGGGGCAGTAACATCATTTGAAATAGTTAAAGGACTAGACGGATCAGATATTGGATATCATCAGAGACCAGGATCAATTGACGTTAGAATTACATTCATTGATTTATATTCTAGTTTAATTGCGATGATGAGTGAAGAGGATAGAACTGGTTCCGATTTAAATAGACCAACACTATCACGATATATAAATAATTTAAGAGGAAAAGCATTTTTCAACAATCCATATGATTTACAATTACCAACTGTAACAGATAATTCGATATCATTTAATAGTGAAGGTAAAAGTTTTGGTAATAATGTACCAATATACAGTGGTCATAAACAACCTAAAGATAATAATCATTATAACAATAATGTAGGGTTGGGTGGTCCATCTAGAGTATTACCTACTTCAGATGAAATGTCTTCCTCCGCTAATTTGCAAAGTCAATCTTCTAATACAACTATAGATGATTATTTAAGAAACTCAGAGATGTCTAATAATCCAAGTACTATAAAAAATAGTTGGGAAAATGTAGATTTGACAGAAGAATCTTTTGTAGATATGAATGAAATATATGATAATCTTTTAATTGATGGCATATCGGCTGAGTGGTATGCAGCTGGATCAGAAAAATGTCTTTTAACACCTGTAGATACGAATGGAATATATGATAATCTTTTAACTGATGGCATATCGGCTAAGAGTTATGCAATTGGATCAGAAACTTGTCTTTTAACACCTTAACAAGGAGAGATTAGTATGTGTGATTGTGAAGAGTTAGAACTATATATGGATAATAGTAATGAGAGTTTGATGAAGATGGCTGATGATGGAATTGCTGCCGCTAAAAAACCGCCTAAATCTGGTAGTATTAAAGATTGGGGAAGTAAGGCAAAATTCTGGCCAAAAAAGTCTAATATAGCGGAAATTTTTAATGAAAATCAACAAGCCTTAACTAATACTAGTTCCGCCTTAAGTAACTTAAATTCTGTAGGTACTTCGTTTTCTGGAATGCTAACGGCAGTCGCTAATAGACCAGATATATTTAATAATGAAACTAACTTTTCTGGTTTTATGAGCTCCTTCGATACTGGTATAACTAATATGGGTTCAGCATTAACCAATTTAAATGGTATGATTAACAATTTGGGACCTGTAAACAATATGTTATCTATACAAGAAATAGGCACAGAAATGGGGGGATCAGTTACAGATTTATTGGGTCAGGCATGTCAAATGCCCTCTACGATGGGATCAATTTTGCAACCTTTAGGTAATATATTATCTATATTAGAAACAACAAATCCTAGTATTATGAATGATATAAGTAGTATTGCAAATAAAGTATCTAGTACCTTATTATCCCCTATAAATAGTATAATAAATACAACAGCAGGATATGCTAAAACAATAGTAGATTCTGGTGTGAATTTAACTGGAGGATTATTGACTCCTACTTTATCTTTAACATCCGGTATGAATGGAATTGTGAATGGTGTAAGCGGATTACTAGGAGGATGTTCTCAGCTATTAAATTCAGGTGCTGCTTCTCATATAGATTTAATGAGTAATTGTTGTAATGGATCTTTGAGTTGTCTTGATACTTTGCAGGAAATCTTAACATGTGGTTTGGGATCGTTAGGTTCTACAACTATTAAAAATGGGGAATCCGTGTCATCGGTTTTTTCCGTAATGGATGGTTTAGGCCTTAATGTACAAACATCCATTAATGATACTATAAATCCTCTTCTTACACAGGCATCTTCTGATTTTATAAAATCTGTTTCTGAACAACCTCAAGTACTGGCAACCTTAAATAAGGAAATTGCTACATCTACAAAAGATACAATTGATGTATGGGGATCAAAATCAAAATTCTTTCCTCCAGCGAAACCTAAAATAGGTAATACTATTATATCTAAAGAATTACCAGATTGGGTAACTTTGAGTGGAGATGCTCCTAAAGATTTACCAGATGAAGTTATATTAAGTGGAGGTAAAAAGATTCCTAAGCATATTGATTCATGGGGATCAACATCTAGATATTTCGGCTAAGTGAGATTTGGAGGATACAGTAAATGGTTGATAAGAATCTACAATATTTGGATTTATATTTATCGGAAGGAATTATGGGAAAAGTTGTGGGAGGTTTAGCTGGTATAGTGGGAGGTTTTTTATTAGGAAATAAAGGAGCCTCCTTTTTTAACTCCGCTACAAATAATAATCCTTTAGTTTCTCCGATAACTAGAGGATTTGGTACATTAGGTGGAAGTACTATAGGGATGATAGGTGGTGCGGCTTTAGGTGATAAAATTGATAACTGGATAAGAGAAAATTTAAAACATACTGCTTTTGGAACTCCGAAAACAACTGATATAATGGAAGAAATGGAAAAGGTCCTTAGTGCTATTAATGATAAAATCGGAGAATGTTATAAAACTTCAGATCCAAAAGTTTGTAAGAAAAAACTCAATATGCTAAAGAATGTTTTGGAGGATAAGTTACAAAACTTAAGAGCTAATATGCATGTTGTTCCAAGGTAAATGAATTATGAATAATATTAATGAATTTTTTGAATTATCTCCAACTGGTTTAGAAAATTGGGAAACTGTAGCTGGATATAATATAAAATCCAACCAGACAATTGTAGATACAATTAAAGAATTATCAATTAAAGATAAAAGTACAAAAAATATATCTGATATTATATCTAAAGGGTTGGATAACAGAATAATTATAGTAGGTTTTTTAGATAAAAAATTTAATTTATCTACAATGTTTAAAGATATTAAAAAGTGGATTTCTCATATTGATATTTTTGGCTTATTAGGAAATGATGAATCAAATAAAATTTTAGGCGTTTTTTCAGTTGATGATAATAAAGTAGCTGTGATATTGGATGACAGTGTAGATTTTTTGGGAAATAGAACCAGAGATATATTACCAACTCTTACGCATGAACTTATACATTTTTGCGCAGCATACAATGCTAATAAATTTTTAAATACTACAATGTATAGTTTTTTATTACCATATTATAAAGATTTATTTTCTAGATTTTCTGTAAAATCTGTCGAAATTGATGATGAGAAACTTAAAAGAGCAATAATTAAAGTTTGTAAATTAGATACAAAACGACTGAGTTCTAATACACATTTATTGGAAGCTTTTGTGATTTGGGCAAAGTATCTTGAAGAAGAATATGAAAAAAAGGAAGCTTTTAATATATTAAAATATATGGTATTACCTTATTTAATGTTTATTGAAAAAACGGGTAAAGGTGTTTATCACCAAAGAGCCTTAGTTTCTGTAAAAAAGTATTATGCTGCATACGAATCTATATTTGATATGTCTTTTAATCAAATATCTGAAATAACGTTACCTGGACAAGAGATTTGTTCAGTGTCAGAAGTAGCTAGTATAACTAATCAAAATAATCCAGATCCAAGATTGGTCTCAATGATTAAACAATTACCCATGGAGTCTAGATAATGGTTGAACATAAAAAAGAAGATAAAATAGAAAATTTGTCCCAACAAATTGAAGCATTAACTTCCGTCATCAAAACTAATGTAGAATTAATGAAATCTTCCAATTTGATGATGGGTAATGTAACGGGAGATGTAGTAGATAGAAAAACAGGTAAAAAGAAAATAACAGCTAGGAAAAGGAAGCTAAAGAAACCTTTAGTTGAATCAATAACAGATTTAAATACTTCTGTAGAAGAATTGTCTGAAGAAGAATCAGGTACATCTGATATACAAGAATCTTTATATGATGTTGATGCAGAAATATCTGCATTAAGAGAAGATAATCTAGCAAATACTGGATTATTATCCAAAACATATAATGTATTATCAACTGTTGGTAAGGGAACTGCAGGTGCCGCTTTAGGTGTTGGAGAATTCACAGCTAGTTCCATGACTATGCCTTCTGTTTTTGATGCTAAAGCAGATCTAGAGCAACTTAAAGATAGTATAGTTAAATCAATGAGTTTAGCAATGGGAGGTCCAATTGGCAGTTATGTTTTAAATTTATCAGGTAATATTTTACAATCAGTTATTGGAGGTATACGTAAAGCTACAGGAGTTGGTGCGGAACAAAATATAGGTGATTATCCTACAGAAGAAATGCCTGAATTTGCTACAGGTGGTGTTGTACCAGGTCCTCCAGGTGCTCCGGTTATTATTAAAGCCCATGGTGGAGAAATGGTTGTACCTGAAAAAATTAAAACACGGGGAATGGAAGGATTTAATGATAGATTAGATGCACTCATCAAATATGATCAAGCCGATCTTATTAATAATGATAATACATTAAAAGAGTTAGTACATATTGCTGATATTCTAAATTTTGGTAACAGTATTTTTAGAGAACTAACGGGACCTATAATAGGGAGCTTAAACACAGTAAAAGAAGGTGTTGTTGATTTAGCTCATAATTCAAAAGAGTATAACAATAGTATTGCTGGTTTCTTAATTTCATTACCAAAATTTATTGTAAAGGATGTATTTATTAAGGCTTTGGGTAATGATATTTTATGGGAATTGATTGCTAAAAATATTATTAGTAAAGTGTTTTTGCGTGGTGTTGTTTGGGATCAAATAATGCTTCCAGCTATGGAACATTTTATGGGTAAAAATGCTGGATTCGGGCAAATTACTGCTATGATGGCTGGTGGAGCGGGAATGTTATTTGGTTTACAAAAGTTGGTGGGAAATAAATCAATAACCTCAATTCTGGGTAATATAATGCCAGATTTTATTTCCAATGGTATAGGCGCCATAAGTCGTACAGCAGGAAATATTATACCTGGACATTTTATTTCTGGTACAGCTAAAACTATTTCTGGTGCAGCTAAAACTCCCGGTTTAATTGGACAAGGCATTGCAGGAGCCGGTAATGTAGTTAGTCAGGGAGGAAATTTAGCAACTAGTGCTGGTTTATCTGGAATCGGAAGTTCTGCTACAGGAGCCGGAGGAATGTTACAAGGTGTTGGTGGATCATTAGCTGCCAATCCTGCCTTAATATTAGGTGGAGCATTTGCTGGTAAAGTAATGTATGATTATTGGCAAGCAAAAAGAGATATTCCATTCCAAACTTTAATGGAAATACGGCAAATTAGAAAGAATACAGAAGAAACTGCTCAACTATTAGGTGGTAAAGGTTTTGGAGCAATGGATTTTCGCACCAAGCTTGGGCATTTTATGGAAGATCAATATGCCTATATGTACGATCCATTAAAGACGATATATAAATACTCCGGAGCAAAAATGCTAACTAAAGGATTACTAGAACATGTATCACGATCTAGTAAAGATTTAGGTAATTTTGCTGGTAGAAAATGGGGTCGTAGTGAAGCTGGAAAAACAAAAGGTTGGCATCCATTACAAGCGACAGGTAGGGCGTTAAAAAGTGGAGGAAAGTATTTTACAGGGAGTTGGGGGGAGAATAAAACCAAAACTGCAAAAGAAAGAGGTTCTCTTGAATATCAACAAGTAGATTATTTAGCAAAGATATATAGTGTATTAAGTGGAAATATTTCAGAAAATTTAGAAGTGATAAAACATGATAGCAAGAGTATTTCTAAATATTCAAAAGCAACGGCAAGAGCTACAATTAAAGAATATCGTGAGACTAGTTTATTAAGAAGAATGGGTTTACTCGAGAATATGTTCTCAATTCCAATGGCAGCAGGTAAAGCTATTGGAGAGGCCGCTGTGAGCACTACAGCCAGTGTAGCTGGAGGTGTAGCTGCAGGTGCAGGTGCAGGTAAAGCGCTAAAGTCGGTTACCCGTAGAGTTCCTTCTGGTACAGCTAAAGCGCTACGGCCGGCTGCCAGTAAAATTTCTTCTGGTGCAGCTAAAGCACTACGGCCGGCTGCCAGTAAAATTCCTTTAATAGGTGGCGCGCTAGGGGCGGCTGCTCATAAAATTCCTGCAATAGGTGGCATGCTACGGGCGACTGCCGGTAAAGTTCCTTATGTTGCAGCTGCCTTAGCTGTATTTGATGCCATAAAAAGTAGTGCAGATGCTAATGAAATATTTGATAAAACTGCTACAAATATGCGGGAAAAAATATCTGCTGGATTAGCTGGATTAGTTCAAGGAGCTACCCTTGGTTTATCAAGCGTATTTATTTCTAAAAAGGATATGGCTGAAGGTATTAGTACTAATGTTGAAAAAATGTCTAATATGGGAGGAATATTCGATATAGGGGGAGCATATGCAAGGGCTGGTGGTGGTAGTGGTAATATTTGGGAGGATTATTATGGAACAGATAATTTTTATTGGGAACAACGTAAACCTGTAGGTGAAATAGTTGATAAAAGTAAACTAAAACCTAGCATTTATACAGGTCCAGAAGCTACAGGATACAAAGTTAATCGGGAAATAGATGGAGGATTATTTTATTCTGATTATATTATATATGATGATGAAGGAAAAAATCCTAGAAAAATTACTACTGCTCAATATGAAAAAATGCTTAAAGATGGGGATTTACTTAAAACTCCAAATGGTGATGTTTATACAAAAAAGAAGGATGTTAAATGGGTTCACGTTGATCTTAACAATCCAAAGTCCTCTTTGGTTCCTTTAGATATTTGGGAAAAGTATTATTCACCTGAAGTTAGAAAAGGAATAGTAAAACCATCTCAAGCAAAAGAATATGATAAAGACTATCAGTTTGAACCAGGTCAAGTTCCTCCTGAAATGTTAGAGCCATCTCAAGCAAAAGAATATGGTAGAGACTATCTGTTTGAACCAGGTCAAGTTCCTCCTGAAATGTTAGAGCCATCTTTCAAAGAACAGGCCACTCAAAAAAGTAAGATGTTACTAAAACAAGGAAAAGAATTGGTCTCAAATACAGTAGAAAAATCAAAAGAGTTATATTCTAAAACAAAGGAGAATTTTACATCTCTTAAAAATAAAGTAGAAAATTCTAACAAATCAGATATTGCTTTATTATTGGCTGAAACAGAATGGAAAGCTATCAATGATTTAGAATCTCTAGTTAATGTGTCAATTAAGGGTTTAGATTCAGCTGGATTTAGTAATTCCGCCCTTGCCATAAAAGCTAGATGTACACAATTAATAACAAATGCTAGAACTGATTTTCAAAAAAGATTTGGTAATGTACATTATGATGAAAATAATCGTGTTATCTCTATTGAAAAAATTCCAGAAGATTTAGATAAATTAATTAAAGATGATCAAAATTTATCTGATTATATTAGAGAATTATACAATCAGGTGACACAAGCCGTTACCAATACAAAGGATGATTATTTATCTACATTAAAAGAAAAAACAAGTGAACTTATAACTAAGGGTACTGATAAAGTTAAGGAAGGAGCAAAATATTTAGATAAGAAAATTGGTTCCGTAATAGCTCCCACAACATCTAAAGGATATTCAGAACCATTTGGTCCTCAGCCAGTATCAGAAATGCCTAAATTAACTCCAGAACCATTTGGTCCTCAGCCAGTGGAAGAAACGCCTAAAACAATATCTAAAGGATATTCAGAACCATTTGGTCCTCAGCCAGTTGTTGAACCTCCAAGGCCCACAGTTAGTGTAGTACCTCGACAAAATTTGGAGAAACCGGGAATTAAGTTGAGTTCTCTAGATGAAATGTTCATAAAACAATGTATGGAAGATATTACTGGTGAATCCTGGACAAAAGAGAAAAGTGAACAATTGATGAAAAATGTTGAAAATTTAATTCAGAAGACTAAAGAAAATTCTAAAGACAAGAAACTTACACATTGGGGAGGTACTATTGAATTAAATGAAGAAAAGAAAGAAAATGTATTATCAGATATTATAAATTTTCCGACTAAAGATAATATGTTATCTCAAAATATTAGAACATCTCCTGAAATTGGTTTAGAATTTGATGAAGGTGGTTATGTACCCGGTAAAAAGGGAGAGGCACAACCTGCAATAGTACATACAGGAGAAAGAATTCTAAATCCAAAAGAAACTAATATATTTAAAAATACAACATTAGAAGATTTAATTTTAAGTTACGTTGATAAATTAAATCCTTTAAAGATAATAAAACACCAATTAGATATAGGTGATGAAGTTACGGGTTTGGGCAACACATATAGCAGATCTTTGATAAGCAGCATTCCATTTATTGGCAAATTAATAAAACAGTTTATGCCAAAAGAAATCAATTTAATTGGTGGACCTAATAATGCAGTAGCTTCAGAATTATCAAAAATAACACCATCATCATTACCCACCGATTATAGTAAAGTAATTAGTGATAAGACACAAAGTGTAAAAGAAAAACTAGAAACAAAAACCATTGCTTCTTTAAGTGGTTTAGGTGGATCTACAGCACAATACGAAGGTGGTAATGTAGGTACTGTATCCAGTGGTAAACATGATTATGTGTCATACGGCACGCACCAAATGACTCCAACTACAATGAAAGGATTTTTGGGAAGTTCATTTGGATCTCAATTTGACAAACAACTAGGAGGATTAAAACCAGGAAGTGCTGAATTTACCTCAGCATATAAACAATTAGCGAAGACAAGCCCAGAATTACTAGATAATGCAATGAATGAATATTTAAAGGTTACTAACTTTGAACCAGTTAGGGCATTAGCTGATAAATATGGATTGCCTAATGACCCCGTATTCAATGATATATTATGGAGTCAATCAATTCAACATAGCTATAAAGGTAATAAACAAATATTAGATACTGTTGCAGCACAATCTGGAGGATATTTGGGAGATGATGAAAAAAAACAGTTAATCTCCTCGATTTATGATACCAGAGAAAAATATGCTTTAAAATTTGTAGATCCTAATTTGAAAAAAGGTATAGTAAATAGATATAATAATGAAGAAAACCAATTTTTAGCAATGGCAGAAAAACCTGCATTTGATAAAACTAGTTTAGCTAATATAGATATAAATAGAAGAGTTCAAGATAAAGAAGATTTGTTAAATATAATGGAAGAAAGTGGAAAAAGAGCCGATGAGTTAGCCGCTAAAACTAGTAAAGAAACTAATGAAAAAATGGATGCCAATCTTGAAAAAATGAATGCTACAAGCAATATATTTAATAATAACAATTTCAATATACAGTCTCAAGGTGGAAATTCTTACCTAAATAGTGGAACAAATAAAGGTGGAAATGAAATTGAATCTTTAAAAGATATATTTGCTTTAGCATCTGGATTACCAGGAATAATTTAAAAATTTCCAAAGATAGAATTTAAAATTTTTTCCCGAGTTATTCCTCTCGGATCTTTATCTAATTTTCTTTTTAAATCTTTTTTGTATTGTTCAAAATTACATCCAGGGTGAAAACTAGGAATTAAAGAATTCATTTCATATATAGAATCCATGGCATAAGTAGATTCTTCATTATATACTCCTGTATCTTCTTCTTGTAAAATAATGTTATTATAAAATTTTTTCACATAACAACCAAAGGCATAAGCTAAAACCAAATCATCATTAGAATTTTTATCTGCTTGCACTTTGCCATTTTTATTGACTAATGCTAATAATTCTAATTTTAGTCTTTCTGATTTAATTAATGAAGGATTTTCACATATAACATTATATAATGATTCAATAATTAAAGGTCTAGTTAATTTATTTGTGGATAATCCAGGCATTCTTTTATTTACTCTTACTTTTTTATTACCTTTAGTTATTTGTTCACTTTCATAAAAGATATTATATTCTTTTTCATCGTCCTCTAAATCGTTTAATATTGAAATTCCGTATCCACCTGAATTTTCCACTATAATTAAATTTTTAGGACATAACTCCGCTAACATCTTTATAATCTTTGTTAATTCTTTTGGTTTAATTTTTCCTTTATATTCATATATTTGCTCTAAAGTTAGATAATCTAGAACTTCAATTGCAGAATAATCTTTTCCATATGAAGTTGCAACATCAACAGAGATTAAATAAAATCTATTTAAGTCTATTTTCTCTGGAAATTTCCACAATTCTCCACTATTAACTAATCTTATTGTAGAACTTGGAAATGTTTGTTTTTTTGAAATTCTGTTGCAACAGAATCTGGAAATAATGTATCTTCATCTCCAATAAATTGTAACTCTAGTTCTTGCTGAATTTTACGTGAATTATTATTTAGAATTCTCTTTTGGTTTTCATACCATGTAGGATCATTTTTGTATTCATCTACATCGGTCCAATGAACTTTGTAAGGTTTAAATGAATTTGTTCCTTCGTAGGCACCACACCACATATCAAAAAAGAATTTACCAATTCCATTCATTTTATTTGGTGTACTTAATAATATTGTTCCAAATGGTACGCCATTTGCTTGAGCATCTTTTTGGGCTTTCGACAAAGCTGGTGCAACACCTGTCCAGGCATCCTCTGCATAATCTGCATGAGCAATTTCATCCATTATTAATAAGGCTATTGATTTGCCACGAAATAATCCGTCTGGAGCTTTAGGGGATATTGCAGAAGAGAACAATTGAGAATTTGTTTTTTTTATGGAGAAATTCTGAGCATTATCTATATTAAACTCGGGACGAATCCAAGAGGGTAACTTAAGTATAATATCTTTTGTTTTTTTGCAAAAATCTGAAGCTTCTCCACCATTTTTAGAGGTGACTCCAATTATAACATTTTTATAAAATGTACATAAATGAGCAGATACACATTGAAATAATGTAGAGAACCCAATTTGTCTAGATTTTAAGAAAATCATATTTCGAATACCACTGTAAAAGTCAGTGGCAATCATTCTTTGTGGTTTGTGTAATTTAATTAATTTATCACCACCAACAGTGGGTAACATACATAATTCTTCAAAAAAATTAATTGGATTATTTTTATAAAATAACCATTTTTTAGCATCACGTAATTGTTTAGAATTGAAATTGATAGGCATAAATATATCCAATCGTTTTAATTTAATCCTAAAATTAGAGAAGAAAAAAAAATGGATGAAATAGCCTTAATTATTTCATCCACAAGATATAGTTCATTATAGTATAATTTTAAATGAATTCAGGACCATATTTTTCAAAATGAGAATTTAAAGATTCTAATAAGTTATCTAAGTCAATATTTATTATTCTTTTTGGATAATCTGTATGACTTACCCAATCCGACCATGATATATGCTCTATAGTAGAATTCCAGGCATTTAAAAACAAACTCATTCCCCCAGTTTTTTGTAAACCAGAGGATTTGTCACGGTCCTCCAAGAATTTCTTAATATAAATTCTTGGGTCTCCAGACTGTAATAGCGTTGTATTATCAATAATTCCTCTGATGAAGTTTCTTGCTAAAAATTCATTTTCTTCTATTAAAACTACTAAAACAGAAAAGAATGATGCATTTTTAAGTATATAATCAGAATATTTACTATTATAAAATTCTACAAAGTGGGTTGTTTTAACAAGGCTAGATTTTAGATATACCAGTGTAGCTACTCTTCTTGATAAATTATCAATAGTTTTATTTTGTAATCTTCCTAATATATAACCGGCAGCTGAACCGCATTTAGTTGTTCTACTTTTAGTTAGACCTAAATAATTAGGAGTACCAATAAATTCTAATTTATCTGATAAACTTCTTGCTTTACCATCACTTGCGGCCAGTAGTAAAACTTGAGCATCTTCTCTAGTTTGAACAGTGATTATTCGTATAAATGCTAGTATTGTAACATCTGCATCTGACGCACTTCTTAATGTATGTTGTCCATCAATAAGTTCTGTTTTATTTTCTTTAATAATATGAATAATTGTTATCAATGAAACAGCAGATGAGTAAGTACCATCTTTCATTGATTGTACCATTGCTTTTAAATGTCTTTTAGATATAGATCTTTGATTGATATTAGTGTTAATCATTCTTAAAAGTTGCAAGGAATCTGTAGGAGTTAAATATACTTTTAATTCCTCTATATTTATGATACCTGGATTAGTTTGAATAATTACATTTAACCAATTATCACATTTTTTATCTTTTAAAAATTTAATTCCAAGTTCATAATTTTTTATTTCTTCTAGTGTCATAATGATCCTTTCGTTTTTAAGTGATTGAGTAATTCACTTTAATTTTAAATATTTATCAATTAGAGTTTCATCCAATATATTAGTATTTAGGTTATTAAGGAATTTAATTTTAGAAGACTCAATACCAAATTTTCTCTGTTAATTTGATATGTTTGAGAACACGTGGGTAATTTAAAATCAACATTACTATAATATGCATCTATAAGAGAGACTGAGGGTATGCTTCGTAAAGAGCCGCTTCTTGAAGATTTACTCCTTTAAGATCCGCTTCTCGAAGGTCTGCTTTCTCAAGACGTGCGTCTCGAAGTTTTGCTCCTTAAAGATTTGCTCCTTGGAAGTTTGCTCCCCGGAGGTTTGCTTCTAGGAGGTTTGCTTCTAGGAGATCTGTTCCTCGAAGAAATGCTTCTTGAAGGTTTGCTCCATAAAGATTCGCTCCTCGAAGATATGCTTCTTGAAGGTTTGCTCCTTGAAGGTTTGCTCCATAAAGATTCGCTCCTTGAAGATATGCTACATAAAGGTTTGCGTCTTGAAGATTTGCGTCTTGAAGATTTGCTTCTTGGAGACCTGCTCTCTCAAGATTTGCTCCTTGAAGACTTGCTTCTTGGAGATATGCTTCTCTAAGATTTGCTCTATAGAGGTTTGCTCTATAAAGGTCTGCTCCTCTAAGATTTGCTCTATAGAGGTTTGCTCCTCTAAGATCTGCTTTCTCAAGATTTGCTCCTCGAAGGTTTACTTCTTGGAGATCTGCTCCTTGGAGATTTACTTCTTGAAGATCTTCTCCTTGAAAATACGCTTCTAATAAATCTGGAGTAATTTCCGAGTTTTCTTTTCTCCACTTATTCCATTTTTCAACCCCTGATTTGAGTATTGCAAAATGTTTCTTGTTCATTGTCAAATTTCCTTCTTTAGATAATTTTATATTTTTTAGATAGAAATTAATATTAATCTATTTCTTCGTATATTTCATCTAACGCATCTGCTCCAAATCTTTTAAATTGCTGATTTACATTTGTTCTTTTATAACCTTTATCCCCCTTTTTAGTAGAATGTACATCCTCAACTGGATTACGAGACCAATTAAATCTTACCTTTTTTAACGGATTGTGTTTATTATCTTTGTTTGTTTTACTCATCTTCTTAAAATTTTTTAATCTCCTGTAATATAATAACCTCTAATGCAGTTCAATTGACAATTGCATTGAAAATAAGGTTGTTTTTCCCTTTCCCAAATTAGAAAAGAGTTTTTTACTATATATTTTCCCACATACTCCGCATATACATTCTTAATACAATCTAAAGTGATTGAGACTCCCACTTTGCTTAAATTTAAAAATGGTAAATCTCCTGCATTAATATTAAATGTTATATCTGAAAAATCATTAATTTTATTTGTAAGGTTTTTCCGAACTAATGCATCATTATAATCTACAGCTGAAATATTGTTAAAAAATGCTCGCAAATTTTGTAATTCCTTATTATATTGTAAAGAACTATCTCTATCTGTTAAACTGTTATCTTGAAATGTTTGAGATACATCTATATCAAATTTACTGAATAATTTATCGATAGGTTTTCCGGTACAGGTTGTTTTATAGGAGTTTAGAATTATTTTTTCATTTGATTTATATTTTGTTTTTATTTCAGAATATGTAAAATATGTTTTTCCATTATTCGGTGTTTTCCATATTTCATTTTGATCTTTTATTCCAGGACTAAGAAATATAATTTTATATTCTTCCTCTTTCAATTTCTTTTTTAGGTCCCAAATACATAATGTGTTGTCAGAGAAACGGCAATATATAAATGGTGTTCTGCCATTATATAGAGGATATCGTCCATCTATATATCTTATGGCATTTATATAATTTGTAGGAGGAATCATTAGTTGAAATATTTTATTATCATTTATATTTGTCTTATCAATATTTTTATTTAATTTTCCAATATCTTTTAAAAAAGTATCTGTTATTTTTTGGCAAATTTCAATGGGGACTAAACCTTTGTCATCCTGTATAAGAGTATTTACAGGAGTATACATAACTTTAAAAGGAATTAAAGGAACACATACTAAAGTAACAAATCTTGGTTGATAAGTGGAATCCTGATTTAAACTACCTACCTTTTCTGATTCTTTATGAATTACAGGAAAGTTTGATTTGACTATTATTAAATCTAAATTTATATTTTCCCTAATATCTACAGATTCTGTTGTTAATGTTATATTTAGATTCGCAGTAGTCTGTCCCAGAAGTTGTTCATCTAAAATGGTGTCTGAATCTATTAATAATTTAATTAAGAAAATATCGAAAATAAAATTCAAACTAGAGGCGATTTCAACCCTTTTTATAGATCTGGAAAGCACAGTATTTCCAATGGAAAAAGAAATATCATAAATTCTATTTAATTCTGCCATTAATGCCTCTTTTAAATTTTTCCAAATGAAAATAAAGGGGATTGATCTATTTCAACCAACCCCCTTTTTTTTATAACCATTTTAGCACGCAATATATAGCATATATTGCCAATATTACGTGCGTTTTTTCAAGAAGTATATTGTATATATTTGATATATGCTTCTTGAATGAAATTGCGTTCAATTCTTCGTTCCAGTTCCCTATTCCCAAACAGGAAAAACTGGTTTTCTTGTTTATAGGTATACTATATTTCATAAAATATAATATACCTCGCATTAATCCTAGGAGAGAAGATATGGTATAACCTTTTTCCTTTTTTCTTCTCTCCTCTAATTTGACTCTCATTTCCTCATACGTAAGTTTTTCCTCCTTTTCTTAAAATTATCCCTATCATATTTTAATATATATAATTACATCTTTAAAGATTTATATATATCTGATATTGGTACAGAATTTAAAATCTTTTCAATTTCATCTTTGTTTTGATAATCTATATCAGATGTACAAGATATTAAGTTATTATTATTTATTCGGCAACTCATACCTAGAGATAATAATATTTCAGATAAAGAAGTCAAACAACTAGAATTATTATTTTCTTCACTTGGCATGTCAATATCTAAATGATTTAAACTTTCTTCCATCATTGCTGTATTTATAAATTTTTTTTCCAATTTATGGAAGTCTTTTACTTTTATATAATTCTGATTAAATGTAATAATGATTAAATAAACAAAATTTTTTATATCATTAGATATTAAAGAATTTTGTACTGCAACCATTTAGAATGTTATCTCCTTTTAATTTTTCATTTCCTGTAATTAACCAAATAGTTTCAAAATTTTTAAGAAAATTATATCCCTTATAAATATTTTGTATATCTGAATAAAAATCTGTTAGAAATAAAATACTACTAACTTTTTCATATTGTGTTAATAATTCTATTTTGTCAAAAACCTCTTTATGAGATGTTCCCCCTCTTCCCTTGATTCCTTTTTTACGAAAGGCACTCATAATTTGTTCTTCAGAAAATAAAGAATTTATTATAATTGTATCATGAATAATAGTATCATGTATATATACATACAATGATTTATAGTACATAAAACTATCACTTAATATACCTATAAATTTTCTTAATTCTTCCTCGTTTATTGAAGCTGAGGAATCTAATCCTGCAACTAATATAAAAGGAGTTTTATTGTATGATTTTCCTTTTAACCTGGGATACTTTTTTATACCCCTTGTTTTTTTGTATAGGGGTGTGGGAGGAATAGTTAAATTAGGAAATAACCATGTTTTTTTAGTTTGATTTTGTAAGGGGTATAATAACGTGTTCAAAAGTATTTCATTCCATGGAACCTCAATCTTAAATATTTCATTAAATATTTTAGTTAAAAATCCAGGAGTTTCTCCTTTGAGTCTGGCCCAAATTGATTGAATGTTTTCCTGCTTTTCTTTTATATTATTTGAAATGGATTCTTTTGTTTCACCTTCTTGTATAGGTGGATTATTATCATTTGAAATAATATAACTTTTACCTGTTTCTTTATCTCTAATTATATGAATCTTGGTTCCTTCAATATTTTCACTGTTCTCAAATTTCAAATTGTGGTTATTGAAATTATTGTCAGATTCATCTACACTATCTAAAGAAGAATTGTCAGATTTTTCTTTTTGTAATTTATTATCTTTAATACAAAAAGTATTACTAATAAATCTATTTTTTTGGTTTATCAATATATTATAAACATCTTCTGCACTGCAATTTGGATGTTTAGAATGTATTTCAGGAAAGAATATACATCCTTCAGGAACCTTAATTATTCCCATATTTTCTGCAATTTCTTTACATAATCTGTTAACTACATGATCTGTAGCCATTTGCCAGATTTCTAGATCTTTGTTTATTGCTCTAAAAATATGGTTATAAAATATATGTAAAATTTCATGGATTGCAACAAATAGGAATTCTTGTAAGGTAATGTTATTATGTATCAAAAAGACAATTTTTTTTCCATTAGTGAATCCTAAACTAGAGGTGGGAACACCTAATTTTTTACAAACTTTCGTATATTCTGAAGAAGAACAATAAATACGTTCTGCTGAATAATAAAAGGACGATAATATGGTTAAATCTGGTCTTCCTACAAAAATAATGGTGGCATCAGAAATTATCTTATTAATTTTTTCGATACTCATATTTAGGTACCTTTCAGTATTGTTTAATAATACTAAAATCCACCTGCATATTTTTTATAACGCTGGAATCTATTTCATGGTTATTTATCATACTTTTTATAATATCTAGTCCTGAAATCAAATTTAATTTTTCGTTAGTAGTTTTTCCACACAAATGATACATCATTTTTATTGACAACTCTTTATTATTATTCATAAAATAGTTTAGTACTTTAATAAAACTATTGGATGCATTTTTATCATTTAAATCAAGTGATTTTCTTTGGTAAAACTCACTAACTACAATTGTACTATATGCCATTTTTCTAATCGGATCTTCTGGAACATTTAATATTCCTTTATCAAATAAAGGAGATACATCAATATCTTTATAAATTAGTAAATATTCAATAAATTTATTTGCAGGACCCGATCCAACACAACCTTCAAGTGCACATCTCATTATATTTTGAAGTTTTGGATCGGTTTTAATCTCATCCATTTTATTTGTTTTTTCAAGATTCCATAAAAATTCTGACACTCCTTGATCCCATGATCTTGGACTAGCAAATTGTTCAAAATTAGATTCCTCTGTGCAAAAATAGGATTCATGGTCAATTATGCTGAAAAAACTACATATAGTATCATGTACTCCATTTGGTACGGCATAATTTTGTAACCAAAATTTAACATCTGGCTCTGCATATAAGGCCATACATCTATTTCTTATGGCTGTAAATGTAATTCTAGCTCCGGCCATAGGTGTTTCATTTCCAGCTAAAATTATTGCCACATTGTTTGGTATTTTGTGTCCGCTTATACTATTATGTGTAAATAATTCAAATTGTATGTTTTGCACAGCCTCCGAACATGTATGAATATCATCCATAAAACAAATTACCCCGTTCGGATTTTGCTCGGACATTTCCCAAAGTTTACAAACTAATTCTGGCATTGACCATTCAGTAGTAAGAGTTTCTTTTTGAGAAATTATTTTAATATTACTATCGGGTAAGCCTCCAAATTTTTCTTCTCTTTCTAAACCAGGTTCGCATGGTAAAACTGCAAAACCTTTTTTGGACGCATAATATATAATCATTTCTGTTTTTCCAATTCCCGGAGAAGATATAATCCAAGGAATTAAAAATTTTTTGGTAGGATTTTCAATCTTTCTTTTAGCCATTTGTAACGCCAAGAAAACAGCATTTTGTATAGAGGTTGAAGAATGTTTTATAGTTTTCATTCCGCCATTCATTTCGTTTAAACCTTTCCTTCCTTACAGATATTCAACAAGTGTTTTTTATTCTTATTCCAAAATTCCAATGCTCCTTCATTCATCTTATCAATTTCTTCATCCGTGAAATTTTCCCATTCTTCAAATGAATGGAGTTCACATCCAATTTTCATATGTTCGTCAAGTATCAACACAAACCATCTAAGTCGTCCAGTAACCTGAATGGGTTCCTTCGAGATAGGAACTCCTTTACCATAGGTGGTATTCTCGAATTTGGCTTCTCGAAGATCTGTTCCTCGAAGAAATGCTTCTTGAAGGTCTGCTCCTTGAAAATCTACTTCTTGAAGATTTGCTTCTCTAAGATTTGCTTCTAGAAGTTTTGCTTTTCGAAGACTTGCTCCTCTAAGATTTGCTCTCCAAAGATCTGCTTTCTCAAGATATGCTTCTCTAAGATATGCTCCTTGAAGGTTTGCGTATTGAAGATTTGCTTTATAAAGGTTTGCGTATCGAAGGTCTACTACTGGAAGTTTTGCTCCTTGAAGGTTTGCTTTTTGGAGGTCTACTCCCCAAAGATCTGCTCCTTGAAGATTCGCTCTCCAAAGACTTGCTCCTCTAAGATTTGCTCTCCAAAGATCTGCTTTCTGAAGATTTGCTCCTTGAAGATTTACTCCTTGAAGATTTACTCCTTGAAGATTTGCTTCTCGAAGACTTGCTTCTTGAAGATTTGCTTCTTGAAAATTTACTCCTTGGAAGTTTGCTCCTTGGAGGTTTGCTCCTTGCAGATCTGCGTCTTGAAGATTTGCTCCTCTAAGATCTGCTTTCTCAAGATCTGCTTTCTCAAGATTTACTCCTTGAAGATTTACTTTTTGAAAATGTTCTCCTTGAAGATACGCTTCTGATAAATCTGGAGTAATTCCAGGATTTTCTTTCCTCCATTGATTCCAATTTTCAACCCCTGATTTAAGAATTGCGAGATGCTCTGAATTCATTTTCTTTTTCTTCCTTTTCATCTATTTTTGCACATCACCAATAATTTCTTTTTTTTAAGCTTTCCTAGGAATATAATAATTCATAATTGATTGACAAAAAGGCCACATATATATTTTCCAGTATTTTAATTTGTCAATTTCGCTATTATCGATTAAATTAGTTGATTTTCTTTCAATAATAATATCATATCCTTTTAAATAAACAAGAAAATCACTATTTTTATGAGGTATCAAAAAATATTCTATATTATGTGATTTAAAATAAGCTTGTCTTATTTTCTCAATACTTTGACAAATATTTTTTGGACTACTATAATTAATGTGATTGAAAAAATTATAGAAGGAAAGGTTATATGGTTTATTTAATATTCCTTTTACATACATTTTAGCATCAATATTATAAAGAAAAGATTTTCGATTTGGAGATATGATTAATTTATTTATTTTACCTTCATATCTTATGGGGAGGGATAATAACTTAGTATTTAAAATTTTAGAACAAATAAAACCGTCTCTTTGTATAACGGCTATTTGATCCATATTAATATTATTTCTTTGCAAAAAACTCTCAATAGATAAATCTACCATGGAAATAAAATAGGAAGATAAAGTTGGATTCTTTTTTTGAATTAACCCTATCTTCCTATTTCTTAATTCTTTATCGTCTCTAAAAGATTTTGGTAACTCCTCCAATCCCAAAGAATTCATTAAATTAAAATAACAAGATGATATATCATATTGAAATAGATTTTCTTTTATTATTTCTTTACATAGTATTTTCATTACATATCGTTTTTAGCAATAATAGTTCTTGTATTTGAATTATCTTAATCATGTAGTATGGATCAACTGTTTCGAAAAATAGTTTATCTAACTTTATATGTATATCTTTTAAGGTTTGGCATTCTTCTAAAAGTTTGCCAAATTTCTTGGAAACACTTACTAAAATTACTTTTTCCCTATCAGTTAACCTAGAATCTGGATTTTTATAATCTGTTAGTTGTCTAAGATTAAAATTTTCTTCCATTACAGTGGAAGGTTTACTAGAAGTTTGTATAAATATAGGATAATGAATACCTTCTACATTTTGTGTTATATAAATAATTTTCTTATGATCGTTAAATGTAATATAACAAATATATCTATAGTTATTTTCTTCTTGAAAAATCATAATACCATTATTATAAGATTTATTACAAGTATTATTAATTCGTATATTGGGTTTAACGGATGTACTGGTATTCATTAATGGTATTGAATGTTCTTTAGTACTAATTTTTATATCAGTATATTCAGGATATTTTATAGATAAAACAATTGAATTTTTATTAAAATTTTCAATACTATCAAATAAGGAATTTATTATTTTAATATCATTAGTATAATTACATAAATCATTCCAATTAAAATTTTTTATGGATAGCATCATATTTTGTTTCCTTCATTTTAAAGTTTTAAAAACTCGGATTTAATTGTACTACATGTTTCAAAGATTCCTCTAACTGCTGATGTAACAACCCAACATTCAGAAGATGTTTCCACTCCACGACATAGCATACAACCATGTTGACCCTTAACAATTACCCCACAACCTTCAGGTTCTAAAAACTCTACAAAATAATCAACTATTTTTGTAGTAAGATCTTCTTGTAGAATGGGGGCCTTTGCCAACAGTTTTATCATTCTAGGAATTTTACTTAATCCTACAGCATGTCCTCCTGTTTTTGGCATATATCCAAATGTTGCTTTATAAGATACCGTTTCAAAATGGTGGGGGCATACTCCATAAGCGTCTATAGGACCTACTTTAATTAATCCATTATAATTAGTCGGAAATGTTTTGGATAATATCTCTTTAATTTCTTTTCTCGGATTTATACCTCTGCACTTTTCCAGAATCAAGGCCTTGGCAATTCTAGAAGGAGTTTCATCAAAGTTAACATCATTTTGATAATCCAATTGATAGACTAAAGACAAGGCAGGAAAAATATATTTTTCCCATCCTGTTTTAACCATATCTAAAGCAGTTTCAACATTAGTATCATTCATATATATCTCCTATATTATAAAATTATGAGTAATACAAAATATATTGTATGAGTTAAAAAAATCACCAAAACTTCATTCTTTTTTTATCTGTATTCCAACAGTCTTAAGATTGCTTTCCAATAAATCTAAAGAAATCGGTTTTTCTTCATTTAACTCCTCATCTTCCTCATATAATCTGGGGTTTTGTAAAATTTTAGACAATTCTTTATTTTTTAATCCACTAGAATCTGAATGAATTGTTAAAAAATCTGTTAGTAGGTTTAAAGCATCATATCCAATTAAAGCCCAAACTTCCATTTCTCCCAATCTGTGGCCACCTTGATTACTTTTTCCACCTAGGGGTTGTAACGTTCGTTTGGAATACGGACCAATAGATCTTACAGACATTTTTTCTGTAGCTCTGTGCACTAATTTTAAAAAATACATATATCCACAAGCGATAGGATTTGTTATAGTTATTTTAGATTCTGGATCATAAATTTGATATTTATCAATTATATTATTAATATAAAAATCAATTAATTCTTTTTCAGTCATACTATCTGGATTTTCAGGATAGTTTCTCATTAGTCCAACATAACCCATACATTGCATTAATTCCTCAAAATTTATACTTTGAAAAGCTGGTTGTATTAAAGTTATATTTTGAATAGCATATTTAATTCCGTGTTCTTTCCGTCTTTTTTCAAAATCATTCAAAATAATTTCCGTTACCCACTTATTTTTCGTTTTATCAATTATTTCAAGAAACCCTTTAAGAACTTTGCATATTTCAATATCTGAATCTTCTTTTGTCTGATCTAATAAATTATACTTTAATTGGTTTAAGCATTCAGTTAAATGTAGTTCATATATTTGACCTACATTCATTCTACTAATTATACCAAGAGGATTTAGTATTAATTCAAATTTTCTTCCATCTGGAGTATTAGGCATAAGTTCATCTGGTAGTATACGACTAATTGTTCCTTTATTACCATGCCTATTGGAAAGTTTATCCCCATTATTCAATTTCTCCATATATATAGCAGTAATTTTAATATGACATCCTTTAATTCTCTTACTATCAATAGTATATTTTCCAAGATTTTCTGAAATATTTAATCTACTTAGTGTATTCTCCAAAATAGAATTTGCTTTTTCTTTTCCAAGATGTGAAATTAATTTTTCTCGTATAGAATTATATCGTTTATTCTCTTTATTTATAAATTTTTCGAGAAATCCATTATAATCTTCAATATTACGATTAAAATTATTGGGATATATTTCAATATTAACTATTTTACAATCGACAGGAGCAGTTTTTTCTAAGGGTTCTATATTTATCATCTCTAAATCTGCATCCATATCTATAGTTTTTAATTTGGCGAATATTTCACCCTTTTTTAGAAAATCATTAATTTCTGGTAGGGGTTTATATGTTCCAGAATCTAAACTAAGTAATACTTGAGTTGAATCAATATCAAATGATAAATCTACAATATGTATACTCTTAAATTTTTCACTGGCTGATTTACTAATAATTATACCATCATCAACATTCCAACCTTTCCAAGAACAAATTCCAACCAATAAATTTCTTCCTAATTGTAAACTACCATTTCTTAAAAATAGAGATTCACAAAGTATTTCTCCTTTCTGAAATGTATCTCCCTCATTCTTTTTAGGTATCATATAGTCCATTATACTTTCTTTAAAGAAAGGTTTTATATATGCACCTTCATTTAGATTATCATAATGAATAATCATTCCATCTTCATTTAAAGTTAATACCTTACCATTATCCTTTGCCCGACATAAGAAAGTACCACTATCAACAAACATATCTTCTGTACCAGATCTAATAAGAGGTTCATCTGTTTCAGATAATAATATTGTTTGTTTAACTTGACTAGAAGCCATTTGTAATCGCGTTTGATCATCATTACATAAAAATGGAGTTAAAGAAATAGGATAACTGAAAACAATATCTTTATTGGGTTCTACAAATAGTCCTTTTTCATTTATGACACAGTTGGGAACTAAATTTAATATTACTCCACAACCTTCTCTATCAGGAGTATCTGCAGGACAAATAAATCCTTTTTGAGAATCATCTAATGTTCGAAGATGTGTAGGAACATTTTCTTTTTTGAATCCACCTGGTCCGGTAAGCGATAATTGCATTAAAGATGCAATTTCAGAAACAGGGTTTATGCAAAAATTAAAATGAATGATATCTGATACATTACATTTTTCTAAAATTATATTTTGATGAATTCTAAACGTACTTTTTTTACTATTCTTTACTGATACTAGCATATCATAAACTTTTTTAAGTAAAGGACTTATAATGTATTCAAGAAATCTAATTCTTTTATATTTTAAATCAGTATCTGAACGAGGTCCTTCATATAAAGCAAATAGTATTTCAAATAAAATAGAATTGGTTTTAAAATAATCATGAATAAAATAATCCATATAATATGCTAATGTTAAGGAGAAAATAATACTAGATCCTTTTTTCTCCTCATCATTTTTAATCGTACTAAAATATTTTCCTACATGGCATATTAAATCTGTTTTGTTAGAATTATTCCATATATTATAACAAGAGCTTATAATAGATTTTAAATTTTCATTAACAATATTGGGATCTAATAGTGTTAAAAAATCATCTAGTTCTTGTTTTGTATGATTTGCACATATTAGTAATGGAAGACTAATTTTTCTTCCAAATAGAGAAACATAATATTCATTATCTTTATGATTTTTATTAATATTAAGGGATAAAATATTAGTTCTAAGTTTAATCTGGTTTGGTTTGTTAAACCTATATATAATTGGAAAATCATATAACTGTAGTACTGGTATTTTTAAATGTCCACCAATATAGAAAAATTGATTTTCAATCAAATTTGGAATTTTTAAGAAAAATTCCTGTTTCTTGTTTTTATCATCCTCAACAATGATTTTTAATAAACTTAGACTATTATTTTTTAATTCCTCATGTCTTATTTTTTTTAATTCCATCCACTCACAAAATACTACCTTCCATCCAAGAATATCTGTTTTGTTAAATATTTTAATTATACAATCTTTTAAGTTATCTGGATTCCATTCTTTAGCTCTAAAATCTAATAAGGTTGTTTGAAATCTGGGATCCATATAATTTTTTTTCCTTTCTTATAATCTAAATAAAGACGACAGAGAAGATTCTACATCCTCTCTGTTTCGAACTAGACCATCTATTATTTTACCTTTTAGATCTGAAAATGCACATCCTACTAACCAACTACTCATATAAGGTATTTTTAATATACTATTCCATTCTCTGGTGATAGATGTATGATCTCTATTTTTAATTGTTCTCCATAATTTGTTTTGATACCAAATCATACAACTAATCAATACTTCAACATGAACCATATAAAGAGATCCATGATTTATCAATAATTGAAATAATCCTTTTACTAAATTTTCAGGTTCATACGGAGAAGTATATTCTTGAGGTTTATGCAGAAATGTATTAATAATGCTCATATCTGAAATAATATCATTATTGCCACCTTTGGATGTTGTAGAACTAGCAACTCCAGATAGATGGAAAGTTCTTAAAACTAATTGAGTAAGTTTTTCAGAAATACTATGTGTGGCAATGATTCCAATTTGAGTGGTATTAATTTTTTTATAAAATTCTCCATAACACTTTTTGCATATTTTATCGGATTTACAGAAAATGGGAGATCTTAATTTTAAGAATTTAAATTTTTTAATAAATTCTTCTTCTTGTTTAGGTTTCATTTCTTTTATAATTTTTTCTTTACCAACTTCTGGATCTAAATACCATCTAAATTTTAAACCATGTAGTATTTTTCTAGATGCCTCAATATCCTCTATCCGCTCACCGTCAATATTTTTATAACACATTAATTCTAAATTTAAATAGTCATTAGTAAAACAATCTTCAACATCACCTAATTTACAAAATTGAGTACTATATATTAATTGTCTTGTTAAAAATCCACTATCTCCAGTTGATGTTGCTGTATCTAGTAATCCTTTACGACATCCCCAACAACTATCAAAAAATTCATCAGGAGTTAAACCTTGAACTAAACTTGATTTAATTAAATTCGGCCTAATTTGATTATTGTGATCAGCCACATAACCTCGAGAAAAAACTAATTGCTGAGCCTGTAGCCAACTGCCTCTTGCTCCAGAATCAATAAATACAGCAAAAGGCATTTTTTTCATCAACGAATGTAAAAATTTATCATGTTTAATAAATTTTATATCTTCTTGATAATTGCCAGATAAGTTATTAGCAATTTTAACTAATTCTGGATTATATATATCTTTTAAAGATAATGTATATCCATCTAAAGTACATTTAGCAAAACCAATAGTTTTTATTTTATCTAGAATTCTAGATAAACTAGCATTACTAATGGTACTCTGTATTCTATTTAAGATATGATTAAGTAACCCTTTTTCAATATATGAATGCACTATAGGATAATTTTTAGGTAATAATTCATTGAAAATTATTTGTCCTTCCGTCAATAATGCAGAATCCTCTTTTTCAATAATATTACCATCATCATCTGTATATTTAATTATTTTTTTGTATTCTCGTTTTTCTTCATCATTATCTTTTGTTAAACTATAAATTCCCAGTACGGTATCTTGGGTAGGAGTTGCTACTGGTTCTCCATTTGCTGGAGAAACTAAATTATTAGTTATTAGTATTTTATCGAGAATATCTTGTTTTGATCTATCTGTTAAAGGAATATAAAATGCCATACAATCAAAAACAGATACTCCATCTTCCGTTAAGAAAGTATAAAAATCCTCAACAGTAAAATCATAAGCAGTATTTTTTGTTTCGTCTTTTTCAATAATTAAATCTGAAACAGGTATTAGCTTGAGATTTTTTTGTTCCAAATATTCTCTAGTTATCACCACTTGACTCCTTTTTAAACCCATTTATTATTCTAATTCGAATTTTTTCATAAAACAATGTACCAAATGAAACAAATATTATGAAAATTAGAAATAGTAATACTAATGGCCATACAATAATGAATACAATAGACCAAATATAGTCAATATCCCTAGAAGAATCAGATTCTGCTAAAATAATAAATAGCCATAATGTAAATAATATTAAACAAATGATACCATAAATGAATATAGTAAATTCATACATTTTAATTTCCTTTTTGAATAAAATATTTCCCTTCTGGATTATTAATTAATTCTTGAGGAGTTATTCTCTTAATAATTTTTTCATTCTCATCAAAAACGATTAATGAATGATCTTTAGAAGACCAAAAAGGTTTAAATCTATTTTCTTTATCTGTAATTTTATATAACTCTAAATTTTCATGTACACTATAATCTAAAATTTTCTTCCATTCTATATCACCAGTCTCAAGATTTATTGCTTGAATTTTTAAATTTTCTACAGGAGAATAATGAGTAACTTTCACATTATCTTCTCTAATTTTTTCTGAAGTTTTATTAAATGTAAAAATTTCATTAATATCACAGATTGAACAATTTAATGATTCAGAAATAATAGTATCTAAAATTGTAACATCACAAACAACACTATCTCCATCAAAATCAGCATTATATGGAGAAGTGGCTAATGGGGGAATTTGTATAGTATTACCTTTAGTTGGTTTAATCTTAAAACCTAATATTGATAGTCTATGTAAAGAAGGTTGTCTATTTAAGATACAGACTTTATCTTTACAGAACTCCTCCACAATATCATATAGACCATAATTATGATTTTTAATATGTTCATCAATTGTTTTAATAACAGAGTTATATCGTTTATTTAATCTTTTGTTAATCAAATAAGGAATTAATTGGGGCTTAAATATCTCCAATAACATAAAATATGGAATTCTACATTCATCTAAATTTAATGTAGGATTTGGTGTAATAACGGCACGCCCCGAGAAGTCTAATCTCTTTCCTAAAATATTAGAACGAATTAATCCCGATTTCTTACTCAATTTTTCAAAAATATGATTATAAAGTTCCAATACCAGTCTATGTAAATGCTTACAATTCATATTATATATCATATCATTTTCTTGACATCTGACGGAAATAGATCGAATACTGTTACAACGAACTATAATATCTGTATACAGTCTATTTATGCTATCCAGTACATGTAAACCATTATTATCCCTACCACAAGGTCTACATCCAGGAGGAATAACTAATACATTACTTATAATCCACTTGTCTTGGTGTTCTCTTACAAAATTTGAAACGGAATCTGTTTTATCTTCAATTAAAAATTCTATATATTTACACATGCCTTTTACACCAAATAAAATATCTTCTGGTTTTATTAAATTTTGATTTTCAGAATTTATTGCACATAATGTTTTAACTTTTTTGGTTATACCCTTCTTTGTTATTTCTTCTTCTTTAATATAATATGATTGTTTAAAATCAATCATATTATCTAAAACAGTTTTAGATGAAGATTTAGAAGAGGTTAGTAAATAATAAAAAATGGGGTTTAGTATGGGTATTGGAAGTACGATTTTTCCAAAACGTTTTCTTCTAATACTAGATGAGTTAATTTCAGTATGACAAACCTCACATTTTTTATTTTTATATTTTCTGCCGGAATATTTTCCGCATAGACATCTATATGAATGTACCGGTCCGAATTTATATACTGAAAATAATCCATCTTTATTATATTTGTTATTCTCAATGGCCTTATGACTAGTTACTTCTGGAAAATTTTCACATATTTGATCTATATTAATCAACTCTAGATGCATACTTTTTCTCCTGAGATTTTATAAAGCTTAAATATTTTTTTGGAACCTGATAACAGCTATTTAAATTACAAATTTTGATTCTGTTTATCATATCCCTTAAACCAATATCTGAAAATTCAATAGTGTATACATTATTAAAACAATAAAAGTTAACTTCATCAATATTAGGATGAATTATTTTATTTAAAATCTGAACATTTAAAATATATTCCATATTATTTTTATATTCTGTCCAAATCTTTATTTTATTAATTTTATATTTTAAATTAGGAGGAATATCCAATAAATTTCCATTAGTTGTAAATATTTTTTCTAAATAAAAGGAATAATGAAAATTATATAGACTATAAGAGGAGTAATTTGGAGAAATCTTTTCAATAAATGGAGAAAATTTTATAATTTTATTATTCATTATAGATGTAACTTCATTATAAGAATTTAATATTAATTCTGTAATGTTAAAATCATCTATAAATTGTGTTTCTAATTTTGCCAGGAAATTTTTTATGGAGTGAATATCATTAATTATACAATATTGTACATTATTATTCATTAATAAACAAGTATATGAATCATTATTTTCTAAAATTTGAAATTTAATATTATTTTTGTTAAAAATAGAAATTAAATCCCCATAATATTCTGTATCCGATACTAATATTTTTATACCTTTATTTTTTTCTAGAAATTTAAATATAGTTATAAAATTTAATTCAAATAAAAAGTCAAACTTACTTAATTCATTTTTTGAATGGTTTCTAAATAGTATCATGTTATACTCTCTAGAATTTAAAAGGGGGAAGTACTTTATATACTTCCCCCTTTCATTAGGTATCCTAATGTTCTTTACTATTATCTGGTTTAGTATAAATTAAGCCAGATTGATTTGTTATAGTACCATTCAAAATACCTTTAATTCTATCTGGAGTAAGTATATTATGACAATTTGCACATATCATGGGTCCTTGTAATGGACCAATATCTGGTATGCCTTTTTTAGATACTAATGCTGAAATTTTGGTTAAAATAATAGTGGGAATAAATACTTCTGAACCGCAATTACTGCAAGTAATTAGTTCAGGAATATTTTCTAAGTTATTTTCCGGATGATTAACTACGTGTAATTTATCGTTCATTTTTTTCCTTTCTTGAACAACAACATAATTTATTATGGTCATTTTTGAAAAGTTCAATTATAGTTTATGCAGATCCTGGATTGGGAATTATTTTTATAATTCGTTTAGTACTACTATTCTCAACTTCCGATATTATATATCTAATATTACGTAATTCTGGATATTTTAAAAAATATGCTTCTAATTTATTATATGTGACGTTGACTATAATTTCTCCTGTCGGAGTAATTATAGTTAATACTTTAAAAGTATTATCTATATTACATTTTATAATAGAAAATAAATTATCTTGAATTGTAGAATTTGGTTCTATTTTAATTAATGTATTATTCATATCATTATCCTAAATTCTTTTAAATCTAGAATAAATTCTGCTCGATCTTTATAATTCAATAAATTTTTCCAACTATTTACAATTAATGTACAAAACAATTGGCTATAAAATCTATTCTTTCTTAACCTATATGGTTCTTTTTTATTAATATTATTATCTTTAGGATTTACAACTATTTTTCCAAATGATCCATCTATACTCAATTTTAATTTAAAATTTGAGAATTCATTTAGATTATCTCTACAATCAATTAACATAGTATTATTATTGATAGATAAATCGGTATTGTCATAATATATGCCCAATGGCACTATATGAATATTATTATCAAATCTTATATAATGCTCTAATATATCTTTTAAAGCATATACTTTTTTATTGGAGATATATTTTTTACCAATACGATTTCTTGAATTTATAAATAAATAAGGAAAATTTTTTGGTTCCAATATATCGTTATCTATTAAATAAATTGTATTTATTTTATTAGGTATTATATTTTGATAAAGAAAATAAGATAAATAACTTCCTATATTACCACATCCTACAATACCAATATCCATACATTTTTATCTCCTTTTTCAAAAATGGAGGAGTATAATGATGAATACTCCTCCATTTAATAAAGCAATTAATCAGGATAGGCTCTTAATAATAAGTGATCGAATCATAATAAATTCACTCAATTTATATTCTTCTCCTAAACTAAGAGAAAGAGCAATCAAAACATTATAGGCATTCTTCATATCACCTATTAAACCGGAAGTAATTCTTCCAAAAATCTCTTTAGAATCTTTAGATAGTTTAGTTGTAATATCTTCGATTAATTTTTCTATATTTTTAGTATTTGTTTTAAGATTATTGATATTCGTTTTTATTTCTTCATGAAAATCTTTCCTTAAAAGATTTTCATTATTAATTTTTCCTAAATGCTCAATTGAATCAGAATAGTTATAAAGTGTGAATAAATCATAAAACTTCTGAATTTTACCTTGAATATTTACACTAAATGAAAGAATTAAATCACGGAATAATGATCGAGTACCATTATAACTATTAGTTATTTGTAAATGAATGTTGTTAGATACAAATTCTAATTCTTCTTTTGGAACTTGTGTGAATAATGAAAATACGGTTTTATCCGTATCATCTTGAAAAACATTAAATTCGTTAATATCAAGATCACTTCTTAGAGAAAGAATGAAAGGATCTTTCTTATAAATTTTAGGTTCCCCTTTTAAATTCATCTTGGTTTTTAAATCATCAAAATATTTTTCTAAATGAATATAAGCATAAGAATCTGAAAGTAATCCTGTATGTACAACTAACTTATCATCTTGTTTAACAGCACATACAAATTTCTTGGTTTTTTCACCATCAATAACTATTTGTTTATAAATATATTCTCTTAATCCAAATTCTTTAAAACGAGTTTCATCTTCCACTAAAGCTAGATTTTTGGCATAAGGTAAATCTAAATCTTTTGTATTTTTGATATTATTTCTAGTAATAGTATTCTGTATACTATTTTTATTATGTTCCTCTACTTTACTCTCTTCTCCACCGTTTGTAACTACTTGTACCTCTTTAATAGCCTCTGTCTTGTTGGTAGTTTTACTCACAGTATTAATCTCCTTTTCATTAGGTTGTTTTAATGCAATTATTACATCTTCATCCTTTTTAGATCCATCAAATTTAATATTTTGAAATATTTTATCTAAATCTAATTCTTCCATTGAAAAATCATTTTCTAAAGCGGCATCGATTTCTGTTACTATTTTATTCATGAAAATTCCTTTCTATATAAATTATTTCCAGGCCTAGCCAAGGAAAACCACTAACTTCAGTTAGTGGATGAATTTCTTTTGGACAAACTTTCAAATATATCCTTTTAATTTCAGGAGATTTACTTGTTAGTCAGAAAAACTTATTCGGGATTGATTGCTGGAAATAAATCAAAAATCCTCCACTTGGAGAATCTTTTGAAATACTTACAGCAATCTTCTGAATATGTTTTCTCCAAAGGTAGCTCTTCTTGGACCTATAATGGGTTAAAACAGATTTATCACGAACTTCGAAAAATATTCCCTGAATTGAATTCCAAAGTTCTTCAGAATTTTCTTAATAAGTACAAACTCATTAAAGGGAAAAAACTTCCGAAACATCCCATAAAGCCGAGTATTCTTCTTGATAATCAAACCTTTGATTTTAAGTTAAATGATAATAATATCACAAA